GTATGCCACGCTCCATCTGTCGCCCACGAGTATGTCTGCATATGCCCAGGCGTTTTTGTCAGGCATAGGCACCTCGACACCCTCTTCGACGATGCCGATGATCGCTTCGAGGACGGCTTTGAAGTCGTGTCCGTTATTGCTTGAGAAAGCCCCGGGGACGTTTTCCCAACAAATCCATCGTGGGGATTTTCCATTTGTTGCGTTCCTCATTTCTTTAATAATACGGACGGCTTCATAAAAAAGTCTCGACCTTTTACCATCGAGTCCGCTCCGCTTTCCCGCCACGCTCATATCTTGGCAAGGAGAACCGAAGGTAATTATATCTACGGGTTCAATCTTGCTGCCGTCCATAGCAGAGATATCACCGTAATGCTTCATAAAAGGAAATCTTTTTGTTGTTACACGGACTGCGAAGGGTTCAACCTCCGATGCCCACACAGGTGTTATACCTGCGATTAGTCCACCAAGGGGAAAACCACCCGAACCATCAAAGAGACTTCCAAGGGTAAGGTTACTCATTTACGTCTGCCTCCACTTCTTTTACAAGCTCGGCATAAGGAATACGCTCACCGTTACGTATGACATATACATCATCTGCGTTTCCCGTATCCTCAACATAGCGACGAAGGATAACGGAAGCGTACTTCTCATCAAGTTCCATCGTATAACAGATACGGTTGGTTTTCTCACAAGCCATAAGCGTAGAACCGGAACCACCGAATGTATCGATTACGATAGCATTCTCCTGTGAGGAGTTACCGAGAGGATAAGAAAGCAGGTCGAGAGGCTTACTTGTGGGATGGTTTGCATTTCTCTTGGGCTTGTCGAAGTTCCATATGGTTGTCTGCTTCCTGTCGGAGTACCATCTGTGTTTACCGTTCTTAAGGAAGCCATACAGCACAGGCTCGTGCTGCCACTGATAATCGGAACGACCGAGAACAAGACTGTTCTTTGCCCAAATGCACACACCCGCCAGGTGGAAGCCCGCGTCAACAAAAGCCTTACGGAATGTAAGTCCTTCGGTGTCTGCGTGGAATACATAGGCTGAGCCGCCATTCTCAAGATGAGCGACCATATTATCAAAAGCCTTACGAAGGAAGTTATAGAACTCCTCGTCCTTCATACTGTCGTTCTGAATGGTAAGTCCGCTTGAACTCTTGAAAGACACACCGTAAGGAGGGTCAGTAAGAATAAGGTTTGCACGGTTACCGTCCATAAGAGCAGCAACGTCATCGGCGTTGGTGGCATCACCACAGAAAAGGCGGTGTCTGCCGACGAACCATCTGTCACCACGTTCTACAAAGGCAGCTTTTTCAAGAGCATCGGAAAGGTCATAGCCATCATCCTCAACCGTGTCCTTTTCCTTCCCGAAGAGGTCTGCAATTTCATCATCGCCGAAACCCGTAAGTGACACATCAAAAGCCTCTGCCTGCAATGCTTCAATCTCGACACGGAGGAGTTCTTCATCCCATCCGGCATCAAGGGCCATACGGTTGTCAGCAATGATGTACGCTTTCTTCTGAGCTTCGGTCAGGTGGTCAACAAACACACAAGGAACTTCTGTGATGCCTTCCTCACGTGCAGCAAGAACACGACCGTGACCGGCAATGATACCGAAGTCACGGTCGATGATGACGGGATTTATAAAGCCGAACTCACGGAGGCTTGAACGAAGTTTGCCTATCTGTTCGGGGGAGTGGGTTCGGGCATTGTTAACATAAGGTATGAGTTTGTCAAGAGAGACGAGTTGCATATCGGTTGTAGTTTTCTTGCTCATATGAGTGTCCCCCTGAAATGGCACCCCTCTGAAATAAGCTCATAATCACGGTTGAGTAGGTTAAGCCTTCTGATAATACCCAGGGGTGTGAGGTCATAGTTCTCACGGACATAGTCCTCAAGAGGGATGTCTTTGTCATTCTTAATAACTACAGATACAGGCTCTGCGATGCCGATAGCATAACCAAGCTGAACCTCGCACCACTTGAGCCCGAAATACTCAAGGAGCTCACAAGCCAGGTGCCTTGCCATATATGTAGCGGAGCGGTCAACCTTTGTAGGGTCCTTACCCGAAAAGGCACCACCGCCTACAGCACAATAACCGCCGTACTGGTCGCATACGATTTTACGACCGGTAAGTCCGCAGTCTGCTGTGGGGCCACCGAGGGTCCAAGTGCCGGAGGGATTGATGATGAGTGCAGGGAGAGGGTTTTCTCCGAAGATATTTTTAATCAAAACAGTTACTACACCTCTTACTTCGTCGATGGTTACTGTGTCCTTATGGCACACCGAGACAACGATACTGTGTACAGATGCGAATGTGGGCTCGGCATCAAGATCAACCGTCACCTGTGTTTTGGCATCACCAACAAAGATACTACGGGGATTGGTTTCAACATCAAATTCAATAGCTTCTATGATTTTGTTTGCAAGGTCAAAACCGAAAGGAAGCTTACTTCTTGTTTCCGCTGTTGCATACCCGAACATAATGCCCTGGTCGCCTGCACCGATGTTTTCGTCGGCTGTAACTGCTGTGTTGATTTCGTGGGACTGTTTGCCGATAAGGTTGATAACCGAATCAACGGTATAGCCGAGCTTGTCGGCAACCCTACGGACGATACCGATATAGTCGATATTTGCGTTTGTGGTAATCTCACCGCCGAGTATAACCGTGTTGTCCTTTACCATAGTTTCGATACCGCAATGGCTGTTCTTATCCTGTAAAAGGCACTCGGTCAGAATTGCATCCGAGATTTGGTCGGCATATTTGTCTGGATGATATTTGCTTATCTGTTCAGTTGAAAAAAGTCTCATTTTTGTTCTCCTTACTTTCCACGCCGTGAAGCGAGTAGTTTTTCCATCATATCGTCATGGGGACTGCCACCACCGAAATCGACCGAGCAGTTTTCCTTTACGACCTGATAAATTTGATACCATATTTGGTTTGATTGTTTCATATATTGTTGGCTCATCGAAACATACGGAGAAGCGATGGCATTTCCAGTGGTGGGATGCTTTGCAAGAAAACCGAACTCGGAGATTGCCTCTTCGCATTGTACCCATCGGGAAACGGACATTGCATATTGCTCAATAAGCTGACCGCTTACGAGTTTTTCACAACCACGAGCTTTCAGCCAAAGGTATACTTCTTTGTAAATCCCCTCGGCGCATAGTTCTTTGCCGTTTTTCTGTTGAGCCTTTAAGTATTCTTTTACGGGCGGTACATCTTCACCCGTGAATGTAGCGGGTTCGGGTAATATGAGAGCACCGTCCGCCGTTCCATTATTGATTTTATCTGCGAGAGCCTTCCTCGGTCTGCCTTGACCGGGACGCGGACCGCCTCGCATTGTGCCGTCTTTTGCCACGGTTTTCACCTCCCGGGGTTAATACCCCCTTTGTTTTTGAATTTTTGCACATGATACCCCACGCCCGTTGTTCAGGATGAAGGTCCCGGAGATTTACATCCCCCTACCGGGGCAGGGTCTGTGCATCAAAAAAGACACAACCTCAACGATTGTGCCATCGGTCTCCACGTTCGGCGTGGATCTTTGCGTGACAGGCTTTACATAAAGCAATTAAATTATCTCTTGCGTGTGTGCCACCTTCAGCAAGTGGGGTCTTATGATGTACCTCTTCTGTCGGTACAAGTTTACCGTCACGCTCACACAGCTCACACAGAGGGTGCTTCTCAACATAACTGTCACGTATACGTTTCCAGGCTCGACCGTACCTACGGCGTACAGCAGGGTCTCTGTCGTACTTCTCGTAGCGTTTGGCTTCAGCCTTGGAGTGTTCCTCGCAGAACCGTCCGTCAGTAAGCTTCGGACATCCGGGGTAAGAACACGGTCGTTTGGGTTTCTTCGGCATTATGTTACCTCCTATGGAAGAGTTCTTTTGCCTTGTATTTGAGGATGTACCATAGCTGTTCTATATAGCCGACATTACGGTAGCCCATACAGTTCCTCCTTTCGGGCATAACAAAAGCCCGTATGGCTTGGTAACCACACAGGCTTTGTTTTATTCTTCTGCATTATAAGTATAGCATACTTTAGACGTTTAGTTTGTCTAATCTGTTGGAAGTTTTATATTTTGATAGGATTTTCAGGAAGAACTATGTGCTCAAGCGCACGATTGTACCAATACCATGCGGTGCTTTTATCGGTGCACATAAGGTCGCCTATTTTTTCGAAGGTGTAATTGAGAAGACAGCGGTAACGGAGAACTGTCTGCTCATCCTTGTTTGGGAGCGCATCGATAACGGTACGTATCTGTGCCTTGAGGTCAACGAGCTTGTCAACTTCGGCGTCAATGTGCTTTTCGAGGTCGATGATTTTATAAAGACAATTTACATAGGGCGGGTCTGTGGGGCGTGTTCGTGCTACTTTTTCGTCCCAAGAAGAGGAAGAAATACAACTTGCCATTTCGCGGAGTCTGGCAACTTCCTCAAGGTTGGCATTAATGCGTTGATCGAGCCTGTATGCCTGGCTCAAATATTCTTTAGCGTTCATGGGTTACCTCCTTCTTAATTCTGTCCATTAAGTACTCTCCGTCTACGGTTGTAAGAGCCTTATACCAATCGGAGCGAAAAAATGCTTCAAGCTCTACAAGCTCTTTATCGGGTTTATCCGTGCGACGTGAATTTCGTATATAGCGTTTATAGGCTGTTTTGTAATCCTTGCATGCCTGAATAATGATGGCATTTGCAAGTCTTTCATAAGGCTTAATATCTGTCATTTTATGCTCCTTTCAGCACAACCCTTACAGCATCAATAAGGGAATTTTGCGATTTTTCTTTTTTATTAAGGGCTTTAAGGATAAGCTCGTCAATGGTGCCCTCGGTTACTATATGGTGGATGACGACAGTAGCCGATTTTTGCCCCTGTCGCCATAAACGGGCATTAGTTTGTTGATATAGCTCTAAACTCCACGTTAACCCGAACCATATAAGGGTAAAACCTCCGGCTTGGAGATTGAGTCCATGTCCAGCGGAGGCTGGGTGGATAACAGCTATGGGGATTTTGCCGTTGTTCCAATCGGTGATGTCATTGGATGTCTTGATTTCTCGCACTTTGAACCTTGCCTTTATGCGGTCAAGGTCGTGTTTGAACCAATATGCCACAAGAACAGGTTTGCCGTTTGATGCTTCTATAAGGTCTTCAAGAGCATCAAGTTTATGGTCGTGTATGCTGTGAACGTATTTGCCCTCTCCGTAAACGGCACCGTTTGCCATCTGCGATAGTTTGTTTGAGAGGGAGGCTGCATTTGAAGCATCGATTTCGTTTTCTCCTATAGAGAGGATAAGCTCATCTCGCAAGGTGTCATATTTCGATTTTTCTGCATCTGTCAGGCTTACCTTTACCTCGTTGAATACACATTCAGGCATATCCAGGTGATCAACCGCTTTCATAGAAATCGTCATATCGGATATTTTGCTATATATGGCTTCTTCAGCTCCGGGCAGAGGCTTGTACGAATAGATGACCATACCGTTTTTTTTGTCAGGTTGAAAGTATGTGTTGCGGTAATGGGTAATAAATCGACCGAGACGTTTGCCAAGGTCAAGCACACGAAACTCTGCCCATAAGTCCATAAGTCCGTTACTTGAAGGAGTACCCGTAAGACCAACTATGCGTTTTATCATTGGGCGGACTTTTAGGAGACTTCTGAATCTCTTTGCCTGATATGACTTGAAGGACGAAAGCTCATCAATGACTACCATATCGAAATCGAAGGTGAAACCGCTTTCCTCAACGAGCCATGAAACATTTTCACGGTTTATGAGGTATATGTGTGCTTTCTTTTTAAGTGCTGCTTTGCGTTCTGAAACACTTCCGATTACCACCGAGTATGTAAAGTGCTTGAGGTGGTCCCACTTGTGTATCTCTGTTGACCATGTGTCCCGGGCGACACGCAGTGGTGCTATGACGAGAACCTTTGATATTTCAAAGCGGTCAAGGCACAATTCAAGAAGTGCTGTTAATGTTATAACGCTTTTGCCGAGGCCCATATCAAGGAACACCGCAGCTTCGGGGTGTTCAAGTATGAAATCGGTAGCATAGGTTTGGTAGTTATGAGGCTTGTATATCATCAAGGATTCCTCCAATCTGCGAAATATCATCAAGGACGTATACTTTGAAGCCAAGTCTCATCAGTAATTTAAGCCTGGCTCGTTGTAAAGGGCGAGGTGCCTTGCCCGGTGCTTTAACCTCTACAAACCCGATATGCCCACCGGGCAAAAGTACGATTCTGTCCGGCATACCATCAAAGCTTGGACTTATGAACTTGAGTGCCAGGCCCCCTCGCTTTTTTGCATCCGTTTTAAGTTTTTGTTCTATAGTCTTTTCTCTCATTTTTCCTTACTCCATAGGGGTTCTTACGGTTTATGTTGCGGTCTCCATTAGTCATTTACTAAACTTTTTCTTATATTGATTTTTTTCTTCTTAAGAAAAGTTTTATATATGACTATAAGCGACCGCAACATAGAGGTGTTTATCATCTCAAAAAGTCCTCAAAATCACCGTCATCAACCTTAAGTCTGAGTCCTTTTATAAATTTACGACCACTAAGGTTAAGCTTCGTAAATCCGGCTTTCTCAAGGGCAAAATAGAAATCCGTGGTTGAACGAACATACTCGTTTGTATCCATACAGTAATTGCGGTAAGCTTGGTAGAGGGCATTTGAACTTTCACGGTAAGAGGGATCAACATCACACTTGTCCTCAAGAAAATGGTTAAACCAGTCATTCTGAATACGGTACTCATCGATAGCCCTCTGTACGCATTCAGGGAGTTTGAATTTGTAATCGGCATCGATGACCTTTTTAGCACCTTCGATAATCCACGCAAGTATGGATTCTCCGGCATTGTGATAAAGGTAATCACCATAGTTCTTAATATCGCTCTTACCTTCGATTTTGGCATTGAACGGAATAACGATGAGACGTCTCCATATACCGTCATCAGAGGCGGATACTCTCGGGAGGTGGTTTGTATAAAGGACGAGTGTATGACAAGGGGTAAAGCTGAAGGGGTCCTTGTATTTCTTTTCAGCAAATATGTCATCGGTGGAGCAGAGCTGTTTTACGGTTGAGTCATTAAGACGTGCACCTTCCTGCATCTCCGCTGCAATAAGGAGACGTTTGCCCTTTGTTTCAGCCATTTCGGGTTTCACATTGCGACGGCAACCTACGGTTAATGTGTCGGCGGATATGTTACCGCTGTAAAGACCCAAGACACGGGCAATGACGTTCCAAAAGGTTGACTTGCCGTTTCGACCGCCTCCGTATGCTATGATGAGTGCTTCAAGGAATACCTGACCAATGGCGGCAAGACCACAAATCATCTGTACATACTCGATGAGCTCTTTGTCATTACAGAAGATAAGGTTAAGGCAGTCGTCCCATATTTGTTTGCCTTTATCTCCCGGTGAAACGGTTGTAATCTTCGTAATAAAGTCTTCGGGATTATGGTTCTGTGCACCGTCAAGACCTTTACGAAGGTCGTATGTCGCAGCCGGAGTACACAGGAGAAAGCTGTTACTGTCAAGGTCGCGTGGACTAATTTCAAGCATAGGACGGGACTCACGAAGTGTGGAGGTTATATTCTTTGAATCACGACGGTGGAGCACGAACTTGTGATAGGTCTGTGCCTCAAGGAACTCGTGGTATGCTTCAAGCTGTACGGGAGACATAAGTGCTTCAGCTTTTGCCTTGGTAGTGTTTTTCAGAACATCCTGACCACCGTTGCCTTCAAGTTTACGAAGTGCAGAGAAAAGGTTAGCCGAAGCCTCTTCGAGCTGTCTGCGTGTAAGTTCGTGAGCAACAGCCTGGGCGCCGGGTTCACTTTCCTGCCAGTAGTTTGCGTTATAGCGGATAAAGTGAGTTGCGGGAGAGTAGCGGAGCTCATTGCAAAAATGCTTTGCAAGCACTTCGGCTTGACCGACGTCTGAATAGTCCCCTGGTTTATATGAAACATCGGAGTTATAAGTGTCGGGGGCAACATATCCATCCTGCTGGCTTACACGAACATAAAACTTCTGTGCTGAACGCCATATGGTTGAGAGTTCTTTTTCGTCAAGAGGAGGATCGCAGAGATTGGCTCTTTCAAGAAAAGCGTTGTAAGCTTCTTCTGTATCACCGTATTTTTTGATGACTCTTCCTGCAAAACGTGACATTGTTGCATTTCTGCTGCCTTCGGGTATAACTGATGGCACACCGGTTCCGGGCATATCGGCATCAAAATCGTCTTCGAAAAATTCTGTAAGAGTGATATTACCCTCATAAAGTTCTATTTCGGGATTCTGTGTGCCGAAAAAGAAACGTGCAGCATCGAGAGCGTTGGTGTCAAAGTACGGGAAAACGGAGTTGACCAGCCTTTTCATATTGCTGTATGCGGTAGCATCAGTCATATGAGATATGGGAAAGAGTACGTGAAATTTGGGCCTCGCAGCTTTGCCGTTTTTCTCACGCATATGTGAACGGCTGTAGTGAACAGCAAATGTAACACCGGGGAAAGCCTCAAAGACATCTGCAGGCATAACCCAATCGTCAGGATTCTCGGAGTGGTCATTATCGCAATCGACCGGCAAACAATCAGTTCCTATGAAGTTTTCTCCATTGCGATAGTTGTTGCGGTATTCAGCACAAACATAATCGTGGCATACTGCCGTTTTAAGGCTTTCCATATCGGTAATGACGTGTTTGTGGGGATATGAACAGTTGCCGGGGTTGCCTATGTAATCGGAGCGATATATTGTAAACATTAGTCTTTGACCTCCTCGAGATTTATGTTGAAGTGTCTAACATTCTTGTTGAATGCTTTAGCTGTTTCAAGTTCGGATTTCATTCCTTCGGTAGGTTCATCTCCAAACCACCATACTTCCTTGCATTTTGCAAGTATGGCTTTGCCCATCTTGATGCCCATTTCTCGTTCAAACTCATTATCTTCATCAAGGAAACGAGTATAAAAAAGATGAGGAGCGAAGGGGTTATAACCTTGTGAAAATGCGAAACGACAGTATTTACGTGCATTATGCGTATTAGCTTTTATGTCGCCTCTATATGGAGAGCAGATAAACACGAGGGGCATACCTTCTTTATAGCGATTCTGTATTTTCTTTCTCTCTCGTTCTTGAATTGCCTGTTCACGAAGAACATTTGTCATTCCTTCGTATTCAGTAGGGCTGTAATAGCCCTCGGCGTTGTATTTGCTTACTTTGATGTTCAAGTGACTATCAGTCCTTTCTGTAAAATATGGTTTCATATCCATCTGCACGGAGAAGTAGCCCCTCTGCCCACGGAGGAGTTCTACCCATCTGTTCGCAGATGGCATCAAGAGACATTCTCGGATCTGCTTCTATTACGATTTCATCGTGGATGTGCATAACCATTGAGGTGTTACGCAGAGTTTTCATCGCATAGCAGAGAATATCACGGGCGGTGGCTTGTACAATGTTCTCTACAAACTTGGGACCGTAGGACTCAAGCCTCTCCCACTTCTTTGTTCCTCCGACACCCTCGTAAGTGACACACGAAGTGCCGAACTTGTTAGTCCCGATTTTGGGTTTTACATAAGCGAGGTTTCTGCCGGAAGGAAGAGTAATAAAAAGCATTCCGCTTTTATAAGTAAAGGTGATACCGTGTGTTCCCGTGGATGTCTTATTCTGAACAGCTTTCTTTACTGCAGAATCGACCTCCCACCAAAAGTCCACGATGTTGGGATTGGCTTCACGCCAAGCGGTAACAAGGGGTTGAAGTTCATCTTCTGAAAGTCCCATTTCGAGAGCACCCATTGCCTTTAAGGCACCGACCGAACCACCGTAACCAAGAGCAAGTTCTGCGATTTTTCCTTTCTGGCGTAAATGACCGTTAACACCGTGTTTTTCCACGGGAACACCGAACATCTGTGAAGCAGAAGCACAGTAAATATCCTTACCTTGGGCAAAAACCTTTTGTCTCCAATCCTCTCCTGCAATCCAGGCAATCACCCTGGCTTCGATAGCGGAGAAGTCGGCTACTATGAATTTCTTATCCTTGGGCGCAACGAAAGCTGTACGTATGAGCTGTGAAAGGGTATCCGGGACATCTTCATAAAGCATTTTCACTGCTTCATAGTTACCGGAACGGACAAGTCCACGGGCTTCTTCAAGATCGGACAAATGATTCTGCGGAAGGTTCTGCATCTGTATGAGACGTCCCGCCCACCTTCCTGTGCGATTGGCCCCGTAGAATTGGAACATCCCTCTTGCACGTCCGTCCGAGCATACGGCGTTTTGCATCGCCTGATACTTTTTAACGGAGGACTTAGCAAGTTGCTGACGAAGGATAAGAACCTCACGGAGGTGTTCAGGGGCTGTTTTGAGAAGCTCTGCAACCGTCTTTTTACCAAGGGTTTCGGTTTGAAGTCCGTTGTCGGAAAGCCAGTCCTTCATCTGCGAGACAGAGTTGGGGTTGTCAAGTGAGGTCAGAGACTTTATAGCAGAGGACAGTTCGTCACCGGACACACCGTCCATAGCGATAGCTTCACGTACAAGTGTCATATCAAGGGAAACCCCGGTGTCGTTAATCTGCTGGTCAATGTGGTATTCATCCCAAAGATACTCCGGTACTGGAAACTTCGAAAGCTTCTGCTGTATCTCCATTTCGGTTTCTACGTCACGAGCGTTATATACTTTGAAGCGTTCCCATTTTTCGGGAGCATCGGCGGGACGATTACGAGTACGACCACCGTTGGCCTTTGTGGGCTGACACGGTACACAGAAATACTTTATAAGGTCTTTGCCCTCGGTCAGCTTTTGCTTGTCGAGGTTGAGAACAGTTCCGCATCCCTGCAAGGAAAGCGGTAACCCCATATAAGCTGACCATATCATCGTGCAATGCCAAGAAGAGGGGTCAAGGTATATTCCCGTTTCATAGCCGAGCATACGGGAAAGACAAATACGCTCAAAGTTTGCATTGAAAGCGTATTTTATAATGTTTTCATCTTCGAGAGCCGACAGTATATCGGGAGGTATCTTTTCACCCATCGCCAGGTCGACTACGGATACAGCACCGCCGTCAACGGAATAGCCGAAGAGCATAACCTCAAAGTCCGGTGATTCCGTATAGCGATAGACCCCGCTTTTGGCGAGGTCAACGCTACTGAAGGTCTCGATATCAATGCTTATTGTTTTCATATCTTCGGTTACCTTTCTGACGGAGTGGTGGCAGAGTGGTCCCCGCCACCACCGTGGCTGATTACTTAAAATCCCTCATACGCTTTTCGTGATACTCGATATCTCGAAGTTCACGTTCTTCGTTGCGCTTGGACTGTTTACGTTCCTCAATGATAGTGAAAATCATTGAAGCCATAGTAGTTCCGCAAAGAGCGGTGAAAACGAACATAAGAATGCAAGTGAAAATTGTACTTAACATAATGTCACGCTCCTTTCATTAAGCGAGAAAATCGTCATCGTCATCGGATGCGAAGTCGGATGCTGCGGATGCCTTGCCACCGAGAGGCTCACCGTCACGAATCTTCTGAAGATTGTTAAGACCGCAAGCGATACCTCTGTTGCCGTTAGAATTGAAGGCGTAGAAGTTGATGGAAGCTCTACCGTATACACCGCTGTATACTTCGGAATGAGCGAAGATTTCATTGTGGTCTGCATCGATAATACCGGGGGCGGTAGCAGAGTTTGCATTGACGAAGTATGCATTAGCGTATGCGGGGTCATCGGGTCTTTCGGTGTCACCGTCACGGAGAGGGTTCTTAATGGCGGTGAGAGGGGGAATGCTTCTTCCGTTGCCTTTGAGCTTGGATTCGCCTTCCTTGTAAGCAGCCTCGATGGCAGCTCTGATTTTTGCTACCGTTACGGTATCCGACTTGGGGATGATGAGGGAAACGGAATACTTGGGAGTGCCACCGTTGATTGCCTTAGGCTCCCATACATTTGCGTAAGACCAGCGAGTGTCTTTTCCGGTTATAACCTTACAGGGGTTCTTAATTTTTACATTGTTAGACATAGTTTTTTCTCCTTATTCTTCATAAAAATCTGCTTTTGCAGTAGTGATTGCCGGGCGTTTGTCGCTCTCCGGCACGAGCGTAGGTTTGCCCTGGGGGCGATGAATGAGGCTTCCGAGAAGTTCCTCAAATTTGGCTTTGCCGAGACGTTTCTGCATTTCAGTAAGTCCGAGCAGTTTCTTTTCGTATGGGTCGTATCCTGCCTCCGTAACTGCTGTTGCAACGGCATCGTCGTTTACATATTTACGGGCGGAGCGACCTTCAACGAGTTTCCAACCCTTCCACTCCTTGCCACTCATCGCAGCTTGGGAAGCAAACTGCGTGGCA